CATTGGAATATATGAAGGTGAGGTGCTTGGCAAAACCGGTTACAACAGGGTAATTCGCAATGCCTTTAGAGATACTTTTAAAACAGGGTTTGGCATAACGAAAGTTGGGGAAGCTGCGGAACAGGCTCCCAGACAGGCATTTTTCAAGAGAGAGATGGATAGGGCGCTTGGAAAAGGTTGGGAATCAAAATTTACACCTGAAGAGATAGCCAAGATGCCGGTAGCCAGAAAAGCAGCGGCAGACTCAGTAGAGCTAACACTGAACTTTGCCCGTGGCGGTAAATTCGTTAAAAACCTAAATCAGTATGTAATATTCCTGAATGCCGCTATGGAAGGTGTGAAATTACCATTCAGAGCCTTAAAGGCAAATCCGAATGCGAGACTGCGACTGGGAGCTGTCATGGGAGGGCAGGCTGCTTTAACTGAATACAATCTTGGTTATCCGGAATATCAGGATATTCCTTCCGAGGAACGCTGGGGATCTGTAATCGTAATGCTTCCCCATAAATTCTTTCCTCCTGAGATAGATAAAGCTACCGGACGACCTCTTCCCAACTATATTTCCATTGTTCCAAGAACAAGGGAATGGGCGCTATTTTTAAGTCCTATCACCTATGCAATGGAAAGAGCAAATATTGAGTATCCATCTGATTTTGCTTCTTACGCACAGGCGTTAATCGGTGCCACGATGCCTATTAATGAAATCCCAACTCCAGTCATGTTAAAGGAGGCCATCCAGCAGGGTGTCAACTTCGATATGTTCAGGGACAGAAAAATTGTTCCCGTGGAGATGCAAAACAAGCCGATTGCAGAACAGGCGATGCCCTGGACAGACAGGACATTCAGGGAAATCGGTGAGCGCTTTAATATGACTGTTCCAGGACTGGGATGGGACCTGGGTATATCACCAATAAGGGCGGAACACGCTTTTTACAGTACCTTTGGCGGAACCGGGCGTGTTGGTACAGGAATATCGGACCAGATACTTGAGTGGATGGATCCAACACTTGTCAGTCCCGAAATGACAGAATTAATGGCCCAGTTTGAAGAACTGCCCCTACCACGAGACAGGACAAAATTCATTAATGAATTGCCCCCTGAACGAAGGGAAGATTTTTTCTATGAGCTGAACCGTCCTGATATACCGTCAGGATTGGGTGCTGTTCCTGTTGCGGGTCCGATAGTTTCAGGTATAGGGAGAAGATTACATCCGGGTCACTATGGAGATATGCGAAAGAGGATTGAGGAAAATGTAGGCCGTGATACTGGAATTGATCCTAAGCAAACCCGTGAGGTTCATGCAGAGCTTCGTACTGTTGGTGAAAAGAATCATAGAAAACAACAGCAGCTTGATGAGCAGGCATTAACAGGAATAATTACACCAGGGGAATGGATTGAGGAAAGGCGTCAACTTGGAACGAGTTATCGTGGTGCATTTGATGCTGCCGAGGAACGATTTGAAAATGCAGCTCACTTTGCTGATCCGGAAAAAAGACAGTATTACTATGGAGAGGTTGCCAAGCTCGGAGGACTGACAAATCCCGAGATCCTTGAGGGACGGGTTCTTGTTTCTGCATACTATGCCATAGAGCTGGAAGAAGGATATAAAGAAACCATATCTGAAGATGAGCTTACAGGAGAACAGGATAAATCTGTCGTTCCCGATGTAGTAGCGTGGGATAATTTCTGGACACTGAAAAATAATTTCCTGGATTCTCTTTCTAATGACGAGTCAGATATTCTTGAATCTGAACTCAAGGCATCAATGACTCCCCTGGAGCGGCAATACTTTGAAGACAGCAAGCTGATGCAGCCCTTTAGCGGCATTGCCACTAATGTTATTAAGTATATTGAGGGAACTGTTGAGCTTCCGGATATTGGATTAAGTTCAGATAGTGAAACTATATTAGAAGAGATTGGAAAGGTTTTTGCAGATAAAGATCTCACCCTTGGGGATTATTCTGATTTCCGTAAGGATCAGGATATATACCAGGGTATTTTAGCAACAGATCCGGTAACCGGTGAACTTACTGATACGGCTCGGAAAAACCTACTGTTTAAAAAACTTGTTCCTCTCATTGCGGCTATTCGCAAAATAGAGAGAAAAAATAACTACGATCTGGAAAAAGCACTATTCATGTGGGGAAAAATTGGTAACCCTATCAATCCTCAGCTTATAACAGAATATGAAGAATTAAGGGAAGAAAGTGGTGGCGCTGTTGATATGAGATTTAATCTTGACAGGGAGATGATGCAGAACCTGGCACCACAACCGGAGCCAGCAGGTATGCGATAACAATTGACACCTGTCTAAGACAGGTTTTAAACTTACGGTAAGTACACTATTCCCAAAAGGGGGAAATGTATGGTATCTCAAAATGGGACGGCAGGATTTGATATCCCCCCGTCTAACGAAACAGCGAGTGATGGAACTGGCTCCCCAGCTCCTGAATCTACTGCGACTGCTGCACCTGTAGCATTCCCACAGATTCAGAGTGAGGCACCCACTCAGGAATCGCTGCAAGAACGGATAGCCGAACTGGAAGCAAGAGACACAAAGAGAGAGAATGACTATAAAGCTCTTCAAGGTCGATTGCGACAGCAAGGAGACGACTCAAAATTTGAACAACTCTCCGAGGGTCTGAGTACAGTATCAGATACGCTTAATGCGTTTATCCGTCTTCAAGGGACGCAAGACGAGGAACAGTTCCGGGAAGATCTGCAAAAGGTTGAGACTAATTCTACAACCAGAAAGCAGTCCAGTACGTTTCAGCGCACGTCCAAATTAATGATTGATGAGATTAATGCTTCGGTACAAGAACATGGTCTTGACCTGGAAACATCTCCAGAGCTAGAGGAATTTCGTAATCTCTGGGGTCCGGCCTGGGAAGGCAATGATATAGCAGGACTTTATGCAGCTCATGCAGCATTTACCAAAGTGATGCTGGGTATAGAAAAGAATCTGCGAACAAAGACTGAAGAAAGTCTGGAAGAACGATTGAAACAGTTACTGGAGGAACACGGAGTGAATTCGTTGGATACAGATCTGACGCCGATACCGTCTTCTTCCGGTCCTAACAATTTACTATCACGACTTGGAAACTCTGAAGCACCGGTCTCACGGGACGAAATAGCACAGGCGGCTGAAATCCTGAGAAAGCAGGGCATCCGTCTTTAGACCACATATAGGAGTTTCGATATGGCAGTAGGTAATACAATTACCGATAGCCTTGCTGATTCTATTCCGACGATGATCGCTTCTGCGAGAATCGTCAGAGAGTTTGCAGGCGTAATGCCTAACCTCGTCGATAGGCAAAGACTCGACGACAACACGGGAACAGTCTGGAACGAGGTTTCGATGGCGAAACTCTCCGCACAGGCAGTTACCGAAAGCACTGAGCTTGATAACCCACAGCAGATGAGCGACACGCTTTTGTCAATCACCCCGACAGTGATTGGTGTTCACACCGTAATCACCGACAGGGTTGCATTGAGAATCAGCGCCAATGCTTACGCGCAGACCGGTTCTCTTGCACAGAACGCTATTGAGCGAAAGAAAGATGTTGACGGTCTTACTGTCATTGACGGTGCGACTACTGTTCTTGGATCTGATGCGACCCTAACGTCAGGTGTAATTTCGGCTGGTGCATACCAGATTACCTCCAATACTACAGAGCCTGCTCCTGCAAGCGCTCCCATCAATGCTGTCCATCACGGCTTTTGCTTGAAGGATATAGATGATGAGCTGATTGGACCTGGTGTCATAGGATTTGGAGCTGCTGCCGGTTCTGCTAATACTGCTGGTGCGCCATTGACAAGTGGCATAGCTGCTGAGACGTTCCAGAACAGGTATCGGGGAACAATTGGTGGGGCGAGAGTGTTTGAAGACGGCAACATTCCTATTGTTGCCACAACCCTTGCAAAGGGTGGTGTCTTCAGCCAGATGGGTATTATCCTCGTAGAGGGCAGGTCGCCTTATGTTGAGACGAAACGACTTCCTGAGCTTGGTGGTGGAGCGACAGCTTTGTACCACTATGACGAGTACGCATATGGTGAGAGATCTTCGGGTAACTGGCTCTATGAAGTACAGGCAGATGCTACAGCACCTACCAGCTAAATGAATGCTCGTCGTGAGACATGGGCTGCTAGACACGGTCCCATACCGAAGGGCTGGGTTGTTCATAACATGAATGGTGATATGAGGGATAACAGGCTTGAGAATCTTGCCTGTATCCCTCGCAAGACGGGAAATATAAGTCAAGTAGTCGCTCCCTATAGGGAACGTATAAGAAAACTGGAGCTACAGCTTCAGGAAGGATAAATTGAGATGGCACAAGGGTCGGTTGGAAGAATAAGAATATTTGAAGACTTTACCGGACCAGAAGTTCCTGTTGCGTTAACAACAGACGTAGAAAATCTGGGACCATTTAAAATCGGTGGTGAAGGATTTGAGGATAACGATACTGGAGCTGTTGTATATGACAGTGATGGTCTTAATGGAGTTATTAAATTAGTATCTGGAAATACTGATAAAGATACCACAGCATTAATGACTGGGAAAATGTTTGATGTAGGATTAAATGCTCCTATAGTCATTGAGGCGAGAACTCGTTTTGGTGATCTTGATGACAAGCAATTTTTTATTGGTCTTACAGATACTGCTGATGATGATTGCTCCCAAGAAGATGATGTTATTGCAGCAGGAGCTTCAGCGGTTACTCTTAACGCATCAGACTTGGTTGGTTTTTTCTGGAGTTCGGAAGTTGAAACTGGGGCAGAAGACTGGTACGGAGTGTACAACGGTGGAACAACTACTGGAGTTACAACAGCTTCTAGTATCGATTTAGATGCTGATGCTACAGCAGGTGAATTTCAAGTTTTAAGGCTAGAAATTGCTCCAGATGGTAAAACATACTGGTATGTCGATGGAGTGCTAAAGCAAACGGTAGAAGGTGCAGTATCAACAAGTACAGACCTTGCTTTTGTATGTGGTGTAGCTGCTAACACAACGGAACTTGGTGAAGTAGATATTGATTATATCCTTGTAGAAGCAAACCGAGACTGGACTGCATAGGAGCTTTTATTGGCAGCACTTGTTGAGCTAGCCACAACAGAAATTTGGAGTCATGAGCCGTGTTGGTACGTTTCTGAAA